GTCTTCGGTGAAAAGGTCCTCGGGTCGTTCACGTACACCAGCAACGGTGCGTCGAACCTCCCGCTGCGCGTCTCGCTGGAACTGTTGCAGGACAGCGCCTTTGACATCCAGGCGAAGATCGCCGACGTGCTCGCTACCCGCATCGCGCGGAAGCAGGCCACGGACTGGGTGACGGGTACGGGCACCACGCTCCCGTTCGGTCTCGTCACGGGCACCTCTGGCACCGCCTTCACGACCGCTGCACCGACGTATGCGGCCCTGGTGGATGCCAAGCACGAGGTAGACCCGGCGTACCGGGAGAACGCCGTGTGGACGTTCGCAGACAGCACCTTGGCGCTGCTGGAGAAGCTCGTCGACGGCAACGGTCGCCCGCTGCTCTCGCAGAGCGTCGACAGCATCTCCGGCAAGCCCGCGCTCATGCTGCTCGGCCACCGCATCGTGATCGACCAGGCGTGGGCCGCGTACACGGACAACACCACAAACGAATGGGGCGCGTTCGGTGACCTCCGTCAGGGCTACCTCATCCGCAAGGTCAAGAACGTGACCCTACTGTCCGACCCGTACACGCGGATCAATGAGCGCCAGGTGCAGTTCACCATGTACGCCCGCGCCGACGGCGTTGTGCAGAACCCCAACGCGTTCAAGGTTCTCGGCAACGCTGCCGACTAGTTCGCACACACAACTGAATAGAGGAGGTGGCAGTGATGGCGTGGTCTCCGGACTACTGCACGTCGGCTGAGTTGAAGGCGTACCGACACATCGAAGACGCCGTTGACGATGCACAGATCGGACTCGTCATCACTGCCGCTTCCCGGGCTGTGGATCGGTTCTGCGACCGGCAGTTCGGGTCCGCTGTGCAGACGCGTCGGTACACGCCGAGGTGGGACAAGTCGTTGTGCCGCTGGGCCATCGACGTGGACGACGTCATGACGGTGGTCGGACTCGAAGTCGACTACGACTCGGCAGGTGACGGAACCTACTCGACCGCCGTCACGGACTTCGAGCTATATCCCCAGAATGCCGCTGCGGATGGCAGGCCCTGGAGCAAGGTCGTGGTCAAGTCGGGGGCCGGGAGTCAGCGGGTCGAGGTGACCGCCACGTTCGGATGGACGGCCGTCCCGACGCCGGTCAAGACAGCAACCCTGTTGCAGGCCAGCAGGTTCCTGGTCCGTCGTGACGCGCCACTCGGCATCGCCGGCTCTGACGACTCGCAGATTCGCTTGCTGGACAGGGTGGACCCGGATGTCGCGGCGATCCTCCGCCCCTACCGCAAGGTGTGGGGTGCGGCGTGAACCTCATCGACGTCATGGACGAGGTAGCGAACTCGATGTCCGTTGTGGACGGACTTCGCGTTGCGCCGCACGACTCGGACACGGTGAACCCACCCATGGCGCTGGTGAGGTGGCCGGACCCGATCCGGTACGACGTCACCATAGGCCGTGGCACCGACTCGCAAGAGCTTGAGGTGTATGTCCTAACAGGACGTACGGACAGCCGTACGGCACGAAACCTGTTGGGCCCCTACTTGAATGGCTCCGGCCCTCGGTCGATCAAGCAAGCGATCGACGGAGGGACGTATGCGGCGTGCGACTCCGTCACGGTAACCGAGGCCAGGGTCGAAGCGATCGACGTCAGCGGAGTCCTCTACCTGGCAGCAATTTTCACAGTCTCGATAGTCGGCAGCGGCGCATAACCGTTGTCCTACAACTGAATACGGAGCAAGAGCATGGCGAAGATCCACGGGAAGGGCACCGTCATCACGATCGACGGTGATGACATCTCGACCCACTGCAACAGCGTGAACTTCAACCGCAACGCGGACTCTCACGACGTGACGACCTTCGGCAAGAACAGCAAGGTCTACGCGTCCGGGTTGAAGGACGGTGAGGCGACCGTGGAGGGCATCTACGACTCGACCGCGCTCACCGGTCCAGGTGCCGTCTTCCGGCCGCTTGTGGGCGGCGCTGAGGTCGCGTTCGTCTACAAGCCCGAGGGCACCGGCACCGGTAAGCCCATGGCGACCGTCGACGTCATCGTCACGGCGTACGAGGAGACCGCGCCGGTCGCGGACATGATCACCTTCTCGGCGACCTTGCAGTTCTCGGACGACATCGCTGACACGGTCCAGGTGTGACGTGCTGACTCGTGAACAGATCCTCGCCAAGAGGACAAAGACCGAGACCGTCACCATCCCGGATGTTGGCGACGTCGTCGTACGCGCGCTCACCCGTGACGAGGTCATCTCATTGCAGGGCAAGGGAGAGCTTGACGTCAGCGAGCTGGAACAGGGACTCATCGCCCTGGCCCTGGTAGAGCCGAAGCTGTCCAAAGAGGACGTTGCGGAGTGGTACACCACCGCGCCGGCCGGAGAGCTGTCCCCGGTGACCGAGGCGATTACGAAGCTGTCCGGGCTGAGTGTTGGTGCCGCCAAAAGCGGCGGTGCTTGATTTCGAGGCAAATCCGGAATTCGAGTTTGAGTTCTACCTGGCCGAGAAGCTGAGTCGCACGGTCACGGAGATGCGGCAGATGGACAACGACGAGTTCGTTCGATGGTCCGTGTACTACGCGCGTATTGCGCAGCGGGAAGAACTGGAACGACTTAAGGCGAAGAGGAGGTGACCGACGATGAAGTTGCGTGAAGGCTCGATCAGGGTAAGTGGGCTGCGGGAACTGAACAGGTCCCTCCGGTCGCTCGACAAAGAAGCGCCGAAGGCTCTGCGGTTGGCAGGCAATAAGGCTGCGCTCATCATCGTGAACGAGGCCAAGCCCAAGGTACCAATCGGCCCCGCTGCGGGTGGACACGCCGCTACGTCGATCAAGGCTGCGAGCACACGCACAGCAGCGCGTGTGAGCGCCGGCAGTAAGCGATTCCCGTACATGCCTTGGCTGGACTTCGGCGGACGCGTGGGGCGGAACAAGACCACGGTCCGGAAGTTCATCAAGACCGGCCGGTACGTGTGGAAGGCGTACGACGACCGGCGAGACGAGATCGTGCGGACGCTCTCTTATGAGTTGAAGAAAGCCGCTTCACCACTCGACCCGAAGGGGGGTTGATCATGACTGGACCGAAGGTGACGCTCACCTTTGCCGGTGACCCGTCCGATCTGGTCAAGGCAACCAAGACGGTCAGCGACGCAACCGATTCCCTTGGCAGTCGGGTGGGTAAGGCGTCGAGTGGAATTGCGCTCGGTATGGCGGGTATCGGTGGGGCTGCGGCCGGAAGCGCTCTCGTCGCCGGCGGTGCCCTTGCCGGATTGGGTCTCGCGGTCGGCGGCTTGGGTGTCCTTGTCGCCAGTAAGAACGCGGAAGTCCAGAAGTCGTTCACGGCACTGGGCGATCACGTCAAGGCCAAGGTCACGGAAATGAGCAAGCCGTTCGAGTCGGTACTCGTATCCGCTGCGGACAAAGCCAAGGCGTCGTTTGACCGAGTGAGTCCCTCACTGACGAACATGTTCGCCGATTCGGCCCCTTATGTAGATAAGCTGATCGGCGGTTTGCTTAAGCTCGTAGAGAATCTGATGCCCGGCTTGGAGAAAGGCGTCAAGGCAGCCGCGGGCCCCATTGATTCAATTTCGCGCGGACTTGCCGGAACAGGTGAGGCGCTGGGCAAATTCTTTGAGAACATCAGTGTAGGAGCCACGGGAGGGGCCACCGCCATTGACATGCTCTTCAACGTGATCAATTGGCTGATTCCCGCCATTGGAAGCGTGATCGGATTCCTCGCGCAGTGGAGCGGTGTCATTGTCCCGCTTGCGGTTGCGGTCGGCGGATTCGCGCTGCTGGTCAAGGGGGTCACCTTGGCCATGGCCGCTTATGAGGCGATCATGATGGTGGTTCGCGCGGCTACGGTCGTGTGGACCGGTGTCCAGTGGCTACTGAATGCCGCTCTCACTGCCAACCCGATTGGGCTTGTGATTCTCGCCATTGCGGCTTTGGTTGCCGGGATTATCTGGGCTTGGAACAACTGTGAGACGTTCCGCAATATCGTGATCGGCGTGTTCAACGCGGTCAAGAATTCGATCGAAGTCGCGATCAATTGGGTAGTCGACCGGATCTCTTGGCTGGTGAACGCCTTCAATACGGCCAAGAACGTGGTCGGGTCGGTATTCAATGGCATCGGAGACGGGATCAAGAACGCCTTCCGATCCGCCTTCAACTTCGTGGCGAATGCCTGGAACAACACCGTAGGGCGGCTGAGTTTCTCCGTTCCCAGTTGGGTTCCCGGTATCGGTGGAAGCAACTTCAGTGCGCCGAGAATCCCGACCTTTCACACAGGTGGAATTGTTCCCGGCGCTCCGGGAAGCGAGCAACTCGCATTGCTTCAGGCCGGAGAGCGCGTCACCTCGCGTAACAAGGTCAATCAGGAAGACGGCGGCGCACTCATGTTCGGCAGTGATGGAAGCAAACTCGGCGACGCGATCCTCGCACTGGTGGAAGAGGCCGCACGTAAGCAGGGACGGAGGATTCAACGCGCATGAGCATTCGACACGACATTCAGACCCGCATGTTCTTGGGCGGGCAGTGGGAAGACGTCACTGACAGGGTCTATCAGCGCTCCGCTATCGAGATCGAGCGCGGCCGAGGCGACGAGGACTCCGTCACCAACCCCCAGACGTGCTCGCTGACCCTCGATAACCGCAGCGGGGACTTCTCGATGCGCAACCCGATGGGTCAGTGGTACGGCAGTCTCGGCCGGAACGTGCCCATTGAGGTTCGCTGCGCGATCGCAGAGGACACGTTCTCTCGCACGGTGTCCGGCGGATTGGGCACGGCGGACACCGGACAGGTCTATTCGATGATCGGTTCCGGCGGGTCCGTTCTAAGCAGCAACTGGAACGTCGGGTCCGGCAAGCTCACCATGTCTCAGCCGGTCGTCAACGGGTGGCGCGCGTTCCTGATGGATGGGGTCGAGTACAAGAACGTCGACGTGCAGGTCGACTGCACGCTTCCTTTCTCGAACACCCTGAGCGGTGACGTCGAGCCGGGAAACATTCTGTTGCGCTGGCGGTCGTCCATTGATTACTACATGGTTCGGGTGGTGGTGACTGCGGCCGAGGTGGTCACGGTCACCGTTCGACACGCGACCGGTGGAGAACTCGCCACCCCTGTCACGGTGTCTGGATTGACGCACACCGGGCAGACCCTCCGTGTCCGCGCACAGGCCGAGGGACAGACCCTCCGCGCCAAGGTCTGGGCTGCGAGCGCTGGTGAGCCTCTCGACTGGAACGTCACCGTTCACGACGACACGATCACTGCTGCGGGCGCTGTAGGGGTGCGCTGCGGTGTCGCTGCGGCCAACACGAACGCGCTCCCGGTTGTCTTCTCGGTCGACAACTTCATCGTCATGTCTCCGAGGTTCGCCGGCGAGGTGAGCAACTTCCCCACCGACAGCGACGTCACCAATGAGGACCGCTACAGCTCGATCGAGGCCGCCGGGATTCTGCGCCGTCTGGGCCAGGGAACGTCACCACTGCGCAGCACGCTGCGGCAGGGGATCCCCGACCTGATCGGAGCAGACCTCAAGGCGTACTGGCCGTGTGAGGACGGGAAGACAGCGACCAGCGTCGCATCAGGCATTCCGGGGCACCCGCCCATGCTTGTCAACGGAACCCCCGACTTCGCCGAGTACGACGAGTTCGACTCGACAGAGCCTCTGCCGTTGGTACAGGGAAGTACGTGGGTCGGAGCAGTTCCGGACTACACGCTCAGCGGCACGCTCGACATTCGGTTCATCGTCACGATTCCCGACGACGGGTACGGGGAGAACATTCGACTCATCGAAATCGAGACCGCCGGATCGGCGTTCCGTGTGGCGCTGGAGTACAGCGCGGACACTGGGGGCGGTGAGGGTGCCAACTTGCAGATCAACGGCCGGGACGGTGCGTTGCTCTACAACTCGACCGCCGGTTTCGAGATGGATGGCAAGCGCATGTTTTGGTTCATGCGTCTCGCCCAGAGCGGCGCGAATGTTGTTGCCGATTGGGGCTACGTGGAGTACGGCGGTCAGATCGGTTCCGTCAACTCGACCATCAACAATCAGACTGTCGGGGCGGCCAATAAAGTGACCGTGAACCCGTACTCGAACGCGAACCTCCAAGATGCCGCAGTGGGTCACATCTGGGTACGGAACAACGGTGGGGCGCTCGGTGCAGCGGTAATCGACCTCTTCCATGCCTACCGTGGCGAACGTGCGCTCGATCGCATGATCCGACTTTGCGACGCGAACGGGATTCCTCTTACCTACATCGAGTCCGCTGCCGACGACACCACGGA